AGGACAAAGTGTAGAACAATCAGATATTATAAAACTTTGTTATGTAGATGGTGTAGATCGTGTTGTACTTCCGTTAACATATTTTAAGAAAACATCTGAAACTACTCCAGCTGTTAATGATGTTATCTCTGTGAACAAGACGCAGTATATAACATTAGGTAATTTATCTATAACAATTTAGAGGTTAATATGGCTGTTAAAATCACAAGTAAATTTAGAACAATAGTAAATAAACATGCAAAAATTGCAGGTGATATAGAGCCTGAAAAACTTAATGTAGTTGAATCAGATTCAGGTTCTTATGCATATTTAAATGAATGCATAGCAGATAGCGATCCAAATAATTTTAAAGGATTAACAGAATCTAAAGAAGGTGGTACATTTATAGAGCCAAGTGACTCTACTTATACAATTGATTATGATTCTGCTTTAATATCATTTTCAGAATCATATACTATACCTGAAACATTATATGCTTGGTATTGGGGTGGTGGAAGTGTTATTTGGGCAGACGATGTAAATAGTTTACAGGAAGCTTGTAATACGATTGATAATAATACTTTGTATAAAGATGGATCAGTTGCATTAACTGGAAATTTAAATGCAAACGGGAATAATATAGTAAATGTAAATAACGTAAATGGTGTGTCTATAAGAAATCATGCACATCTAGGACAAGCTATTGATGGTACAGTACAATTAGGTGATGATAGTATATCAGAATTATCTATGTCAAAAGTAACAGGATTACAAACTGCATTAAACGGTAAAGAGAATAAATTACCAACTTATCAATCTGGAAAGTTTTTAACTAATAATGGTAATGCTGTAAGTTGGGGATATGCTTCTTCAAGAAATATTGGAGAAGTTGTACAATCGATGTTACCATTAAACGATCCGAAATTACGTTTATTAAATGGTGATTTATTAACAACAACTGCATATCCTGATTTAAATAATTATATTTTAACAAATTCTTTAGTTACACAATATCCTTCAGGTGTTGAGATTGTTGGCAATTTACAAAATTCTAATCATGTTTTAAGTGGATTTTCAAATTCAGATTATGCACAAATACCAGTAACGTTTGGACCAGTAGATCAAGATTGGGAAATACAAATTAAATTTAAATATAAACAAACTACAGTACTAAATACTACTGTATACCAAAATTTATTAACACCTGAAGTAGATGATTCGGCATTTATTAGTCATTTATATTTAAAATATATAAACTATGGTCATAGTCATATATCCTTAAGTCTTATTTTAGAGCTTAAATATACAAATTCAAGTGGTTCTGTAGTATCTGGAACATACGAATATTGGACTAGCTTAATAGATAATAATGACTATTGGTTAAAAATAGGGTATTCTAATTCACAAGTATATGTTAAATTAAGCAGTGATGGAGAAACATATACAACTATTATATGGGGACCATACGGATCTAATATAACTTTTCCTATTTATGATAAATCATTTTTAATTTTAGGAGCAAATCCGCGTGCAAGTTCTATATCTCCATGGTTAGGTTCTATAGATTTAAAAGAGTGTTATTTAAGCGTTGGTAATAATATAATATGGCAAGGTGGTATAACTTATAATAAAGCAGATGCTGATTTTCTTTTAGAGGAAGGAATTTGGCAGAGCTATAAATATAAATATGGTGTTTGTGGTAAATTTGTTTACGATTATACTAACAAGACAATTAGACTTCCTAAAGCAAATTGTATACTACAAGGTTCTATTGCAGATTATAATGTTGGAAATATTGTAGAAGCTGGATTACCGAATATAACTGGTAATGGTTGGGTACAATATGGTATTAATGAAAGTGATTGGGCTGGTGCTTTTAAAGCAAGTAATGTAACAGGAAAAGCAGATCAAGCATCAGGTACTGCTGTAGGTCAAGGTACTCTTGCATTTAATGCATCTTGGTCTAATCCAATTTACGGTAAATCAAATACAGTTCAACCACAAACAATTAAAGCTTTAAATTATATGGTAGTAGCTAAATAGTGAGGATAGAATATGGCAAATAGATATGTTACATTAGGTGCATTTAGAAGAGGTATAGTAAATAAAAGAACTAGTCCTGCATATGCAACATTAACTGAAGAACTTGTAAATGATAGATTTAAGGCAATGTCAAGCAATCAATGGTGTTATATTTTAAATGAATGTATTTATAATGAAGACTTAACTGATTTTAAAATATATCATACTATAAACGGTGCGGATGAAGAAATTTCTGAATATACCGTTAATGCTACTAGCGCAGTCATTACTTTTGATCCAGGTTATGATCCACGTAATAAAAATTTAATTTGTCAATATAGAGGTGGTGGTAGTATAATTTGGGTGGAAGATGTTGTTGATCTACAAAATGTTATAACAGAAATGGATAGAAATACTGTATACATTGACGGAAGTAATTTTATGATAGAGGATTTAAAGATGGGTGAAGGTACTTCGGAACATCCATATAAAAATATTGTTAATGTAAATTTAGTTGATGGTATAGATGTATCTGCACATAATCATACAGGAAATACAAATGGAAGTTTAATACCGACTGCAGGAATAGAAAATGGAGCTATTATTGAAAATAAAATTGCAACTAATGCAGTAACAAATAGTAAAATTAAAGATGGTTCAATAACAAACAATAAAATTTTAAGCGAATCAATTACTGCAGACAAATTTAATTCAACTATGATTGGTAACGGATTAAAACGTAGTACTTCAAATAATGTTCCAAACTCCGTTTTACAAACAAATATAGATAATAGTTCAATCACTTATAATAATGGTGTTATGCAGGTTCCAATAGTTATAAATTTAACAGGAGTTGTTGTTCCTTTTGCAGGAGTTAATGCTCCTACAGGTTGGTTACTTTGTGATGGTTCTACATACAATACCGGTGAATATCCAAGATTGTTTCAGGTAATTGGTTATAAATATGGTGGAAGTGGCTCTACGTTTAAAGTTCCAGATTTTAGAAATAGAACATTTTGGGGTGGTGATGCTTCAAATGTAGGTACAGTAAAAAACGCTGGTATACCAAATATCGCTGGTATTGTAGCTTCAGAAGTTACATCAAATGTAACTTCAAAATGGGGTGCTTTTAAATATAGAACTAACATTGGTCGTATAGGAAATAATGGAGAAGGTTCTCAGGCGTTTATGAATTTCAATGCTTCTGATGGTGAATGTGGAACCCAAAAATTAACATCAACCAGTGATCCGCGTGGTAGCAGTGAACCTTCTATAACTTATTCAAATAAAGTATATGGAAAAAGTTCAACAGTTCAACCTCCTGCAATACAAATGATGTTTATAATTAAAACATAGGATAATTAAAAATGACAAATCATTTTAATGATATTTCATATTATAGAAATTTAGATCCACTTATATTATATGGTGATACTTGGCTTTATGGTGCTGCTTTACCTACAAATAATATAGGTGTTCCACAAAGGGTTTATGTTTTACATGAAAGAAATTATAATATAATTAGTTGGGAAAATCCATCTTCAGCTGATATGAAAGGTTATTATGTTTATAGGTCTAAGACAATTGGTCACGCTGATGCAAAATTAGTAGCTATGATTTTTGATAAAGATGAAAATGGTCGTACACAAACTTGTTATATAGATTATTTATTAGATGATGAAATAGATACTCAATTTTACTATTCAGTTAGTTCTATGAACAGCTCTAATTTTTTCAGTTTACATTCTGATTGGGCTGCAGATATGTTAATTGATAATTCATTTACACAGACGAAATATTTATATACAGATCAATTAACACAAACTTACTGGTCAATTATAGATCTTTATAAACAATTAGGAAATATTGATACAGATAGAAATATAGTTCCATTTAGAGATAAAGGTAGTATTTATACACAAGAAATGGTTTCTGCAGATTATCCAAGTCTTTATTTGGAAGGACAACTTGCAATTGAGCAAGGACACCTTAATCCAAATAATAATGTACAACAAGGATATATTTATCTTGATGGTGTAGAAACACCTCTTGAACCTAAAAATGTTCAAGTTAAAGTGGATTGTAATTATTTATATGTTACTCCAGTAAATGATCCTACTTCAAAGAAATATACATTATATATGGATAATGTAAAAATTTCTTCAAATGTTTCCGGTAAATCAATTACAGCTGAAATATTTGAAAATGATGATATAGGCAATTTAACAAATTTATCTGTCGATAAAGTAACATTTAGTTCTCAAGTATCAGGAACAGGTATATATGATTTTTATTGGAATAGTTTAAATAATTATTGGCAGTATGGAGATGAAGAAGTTAATCTAGAAGAATTTGGAATTTCTTATGAAGGAACTCCAGAAGAACATAATGTTATCTCAGTTGATTTTAGTTTAGTTGGTTTTGTATATTTTAGAGTTCCTTATATTTATAATAGTAAAGTTTTACAAACTTATGTAGTTGCAGAAGATTCTGATGTTAAGTTTAATGAAATATCTTTTAAGACGTATAATCACTTGATTTTTGCAAGTACATTTGGTAAAATATTTAATAAGATACAAATTGACTTACGTGAGTCAAAAGGTAACCTATATGTAACTGACGTAAGTGATCCTTATGTTTATAAGAATTTTGCTTCATATTTTGATTTTCCACAACCTGCTTGGATGGGAAATATTAATTATAGAAACTGTGTACTTGGAAATCAGGAAGATAATATTTCCGGTTTTTGGCAAGCCGGTATGCATGGTGGAACACAGTTAGGTATGAAGCAAGTAGTAAGTGCATTATCAGAAGGAAACGCATCATTCAGTTCTTTGACAGATATTGATTATTTAACAGCATATAATAAATATTATGATCTGGAAGGTGATGGTTTAAATTTACCCGTAATTAATTTATATCAAGATGATACTGTCAGTTACAATGCTGATGATATTGTTTTATATAATGATAATTTTTATATGGTTAACGAATCAGGGACTGTTTCTATAAATGATTTTTCAACAGCTTCTATTACATTACTTTCAATTACTACAGAACCAAGTGGTGAATTTAAAGCAGGAAGTAAATATTATAATTCTACAGATAAAAAAATATATACAGCTACAGAAGAAAATACTTGGAATAATGCAGAAGTAAGTGATCCTGAAACGGGTATATATTACAGTTATTTAAGTGATATATACATATGGGATAGTAATAATAGTAATTTAAGCGAATCTTCTTTTAATGTTACATGTGTAAATAATGTATATAAAGATGTTTTATTTAGAAAAAGTTATAATGAAACAGATTCATTATCTGTTAATGTTATTACAGATACAACTAATAGTATATATAATGTAAACGACTTGGTTAATATAGATGATAATTATTATGAAGTTATAAAACAAATTGAAGGTTATTATAATTTAATAACAGTATCTGAATCAGTACCTGACACACATGGAGTAGCTAACGATTCATATTATTTTAATACATATGAAAATAAGTTATATAAATTAGAAAATGGATCTTGGGAATTATCTATGGGAGATTTAACTGCGGATGCAGTTTATTTAGATCAATCAACAGGAAAAATATATCAATATGATGCAGATCCGTATATAACTGTAAATACTTTAATACCACAAACTTGTTTAAGAAATGTAGATAATATTTGTAATATGTTGAAGTTTGGTGTTATACCTTTAAATTTAAATGCAATATATAAATTGATGGGAACACAATATTATTTAATGTATTTAGAAGAGCCGATTGAAGAAAAAGATTATATATTTTTAGACGAATATATAACAGATGAAGTTACAGATCCTATAAGTTATAGGCATCAATATATTATGAATACATATCAAGTTGTATTTGATATTTGGAATAAACAAGTTACAGATGAAAAGTATTTAGTATATGGTAATAAAATTAAATTAAATAATCAAAATATTCTTTATTCACCTGCATCGTTTCATGTTTATGCAGATGAAAATATGACACAGTTAATTTCAAATGTTTTATATACAATTGATGAAAAGAATGGATATTTAATATGGAATTATGATACAGATAAACCGGAAAATGGATCTTATATATGGATTAATTATACGGTAGATATAAGACCAGATATAAAGAAACTTATAGAATTAATTAAATTTCCACAGGTAAATATTAAATACGTTTGGAAATAAGTATAGGAAGGAGATTAAAATGTCAACATACTTTAAAAGTGGTGGTAAAATAAATATTGAGCAATTACAGAATTTAGGAAACTCAACGAAGAAGAATGATAATGAGATTAAAAAGTTATTACATGTTCCAGGAGTTTTAAAATTACCTGATTCTATTTCTAAAAACTTTTTTATTGAAGTTCAAGATAGTGAACATATTAATGTTGGTTATCAAGATTTAAATCAAACTAGTGCTGCATTCGGTGGTATAGCAATAGATGAAAATGGAAATACAATTAAAATAATTGAAAATCAATCTTATGTTGGTTCATCTAATTCTAATATTTATTTTGACACTAATAATCCTGTTTGGAATCCGCAACGTACAGATGATCCTAATTTAACTGGATTTGGTACCAATGGAGAAGTAGGTTACGCAAGAAATTCTGGAAATTATAATATACCAATAACAACCGGGGTTATGAATTATGTTTATATAAGATATCAAGAAATTGTAAAACAAACTGCGAGTTCAATGCAAACTGTATCTGGAGTGAATTATGAAACACAATTTGAGGATGGCTATGTAATTGAAGTTACAACTAGTCCTAAATCAAGTACTGATACTAATTGGATATTACTTGGTCAAGTAGATGCTAGAGATACTAATGAAGATCCAGTTGCATCAAATGAGACAATGCAGTTAGGTTATTTAAATGGAAGTACAGTTGGATCACCTTATCATGCAATGACCGGATGGAGTGTTTATCCAACAGCTGCTGGAGAATATATTGATTTAGAAACTCATATAAATGCATTGGGAACAGGTATTCCAAGTGCTACAAATCCACATGGACTTTCTGCAGCTGATATAGGAGCAAATGTTAATAATGCAGGATTTAATTCTGTACAGACAATATCTGCAGATAATTCTTCTTATACAATAGGGGCTCCTATTTTAGATTTATCTGAAAGTAATACAGTTGCACAATCATATGATATTGTTATTATTGATGCAAAAAATGCTCCTACATCTTCTGAAGTTACTGTAAGATTACCTGAAGCAAGTATAGACACAACTGCATATAAATATACATTTAAAGCGGCTGATGCATCAACAGGTACAGTAATATCATTAACTTCGCTTATACCAGATAATGCTTCAACAAACTTAATCGAGGGCGGTACAACAGTTCAGTATGGTGGAGAAAATTATAGTAAATTAACTTTGAGTATTTCAGACTCTGTTACTGTTGTTGTAGGATTGACAAGTACCGGATATAATTGGTGGAGGATATAGTTATGGCCTCAATTGTTCCAAGTAACATAACTACTCAATTATTAACAAAAAATACAGGAGCGGAAGATGTTTACACATCATTAAAACTTCCTGGAGAGAAAGTTGTTTTAACTGGTTTCTTTGACGGACAAAATGTTTCTGAGACAATGCCACAAATATTTATTGATGATTGTCCTACAATGACTCCAGATGACTCAAGTGTTTGTACATGGACAATTACAAATGATGAAGCAAATAATATTATTGTTTCAGATAGTGCAATGGTTATGCAAGTTCGTGATGCATCAGGATGTATGATATTACCTGCAACAGAATTAGTTGCTTATGCTTCTGAATCAGACACTACTTATGCTTTAAATATCTATATAAAAACATCTAATGAAGTTATTAATGCAGGTGAATATTCAGCTGTAATTAAATTATAGGAGAATAAAGTGAATGAAATTTATAAAAGTTTTCTTAGTATTATTTTTTTCTTTGTTTTTTGGAGTGGAACCTGTTTTGGCCTCGGATACATATTTCATAACGCAAGAGCAACTAAACAACTTGACGAAGCAAATATGCAACTTGCAGAACAACAACGCAAGTATGATGACCTTATTAGAGAATCAGAGGCTAGAATTAGAGAGTCAGAAGAACGAGCTAGAGAAGCAAACAAACGAGTTTCAGACATTAGAAACGAATTATTTGGAAAAGTTTCTGACGATGGAGAAACAATTAAAGAACTCACAGCAATTATTGAATCTATCAAAAAACAAAGAATCAATATATAAATATGGAATGGCAGTAGCATTTGCAGTTGGAGTTTTGCTTGGTGTATTAATAGCAAAATAAAACAAGTGTAGCATATTAATCGTTCCTGAAAAGGAACTCCCGAAGGTCAGTGCGACCTTCCTTGTTTAATAAATTAATAAGTTCCTAACGGATTGTACGGTTAGGACTGCCAAATGAAGGTGGGCTCATAAGTAAGGAGCCCACCTAGAAAAGAGGAGATTAAAATGAGTAGATGGTTTAGAATTGCAGAAGAAGAAAAGAAAAAGTATCAGTATAATTTTTATATAAGACAAAAATTAGATGAAGGATATCCTTATATAGGTATGACTCAAGATGAATCTAATGATGCTTTTAAAGAATATGTTGAATCTAAAGCATCAGAACTTAAGTCAAAGGTTCCTGAGATTGAAAGTTATACTTTAGATTTTAATGATATTTGGTACAATGCTGGTGCAGTTTTACATATTATAACTAATGATATAATTCGACCAGTTTATGTTGAAAGATTATTTCAAGATTTTACAGATAGTACAAATAGAGGGAATGACTTTATTGATTGGGTAGAAGTTATTCCAGGAGATTATAATGTTTAAATCCATTAAATGGTTCTTTAAAGATATGGTAACAGATGCAGGAGGACATGTTAATAGTAAGATTGTTCTTGGTATTGTATCTTTTATTATTGCAGTAGTCCTTGCATTCTTAAAGTATCCTACACAATACCCTATAATGTTTTTAACATTTAGCGGCGGTTGTTTTGGATTTAGTTGCTTTGATAATAAGAGCGCATTTCAATTTAAGAACTCAGAAACAAAGACAGAAACAAAAAATACAGATATGAAATTAGATGTTGGTGATGTTATAAATAATACAGTAAATAAACTAACTAAGAGAGGTAAAAAGAAATGAATGAAGCAATTAAAATTGTAAAGGCAAAGTTAAATAAGGCATTAGATAGAAATGATGCTAAGGCAGTTAGAGAAGCTTGCTTAGAATTAAAAGCTATGGAAGAAGGTGAAATAGAACCAAATGATGCAGACGCAAGAACTATTAATGCAGACGCAGATTATTTTGTATGTAATAATCCAAGTGATGCAGATGCAAGAACTGTAATTAGTGATATTAATAAAAAATTAAATGAAGTAAAAAAAGATTTAATTCATATAAAAGAAGCTTACTCTGTAGACATTCAAGCAGGTTTAGACAAATTTGTTAATGATGTTAAGTAAATAATAAATTAAATAAAAACCATCTTCCTATTATCAGGAAGATGGTTTTTTACTTTTATGCCATTGAAAGCTCTGGTATAAGTTCACCAATTAAATATTCTGAGCTTTGAGTATAACCATCAAAGTATATACCTATACCTCCTGCAGATTTCCAAGCATCTATATTAGATTGTTTATTATCTATTAATATATCACCAGGTTTGCAATATTGTGCTTTAGAATCTGAAGTAATATATATAGGATCAAATACTCCGCTGTAATGGTCATTTAACCATTTTGTTTTACCAAGCTCTGCATCAAAAGCATGTTTAGGTTTATTTGGTAATGCTGTTATGATACCAACTTGATGACGACTAGCTAAAGGTAATATTACATTTCTATCTAATAATTCTTCCAAAGAAACCCAAAATTCATAATCTGTTTGTTTCCCTTCAGCTTTATACTCTTCAATTCTTTTTCTAAAGTTTGTTAAAACCCCATCCATATCAAAATATATTATC